TATATAAATATATTATTTATAGTAGATCAACAATTTTTTTGCTATATCTACTTTCTCTTCTTCTTCATAATAGTTTGCATTATCATCTATAAATAAGTCTAAACTTTGTCTAATATATTCTCTTTGTTGTTTATTATAACCAGTAAATCTTTTATTTTTAGTTATGTTAGTCCATATATTTCGGAGTATTCTTCCTTGTTTCTTCAATTCTTTATCAACAATTACACCATCAATCGCATCCTTTGTTGTCATATATAATTCTGAAACCGCCATATCCACTACTTTTTTTTCTTTATCAGTAAGTGTTTTATCAATACCTTTGGTTATTTTTTTAACAGTCTTCGGTATTTTTTGTTTTGCTATTTCTTCATATAATGCAATTTTAAGATTCACCAAAGCGTCCGTGATCTTCCAATTATTAGTAGTATTACCTCCTCGTTTTTGAATCATAAAATTAATCAAATCTGTTCTTGTCGCACCATGTTCATTGTATTTAGGTTTAAGAACATCTGCAAGTTGTTCCCATGCATATCTACTCATACCCCTCATAAGTTCAATATACTTACTACCCAATTCTTTTGTGAGATTTTTAGTCATATCATCAAAGACTTCCGCACCAGATTTACTTAATGTTTTCAATCTTAAATCCAAATGAAATAAACTCCACATCTGACAATACCCCCCTTGTTCTGTAATCACTACACCCTCAAACGCCCTACTACTACTACTATGTCTTTCATTTTGGTATGAATCTATTTGACTATTTAATTTTGGTGTAGGGCATGTATCCGCTGGTTTAAGATATTTTAATTTAGGTATTTTACCATCTATCTTTGTTCCGATAGTTTTTAATTCTGTATTGATCGCGGTAATCGCTGGGGACAAATTAACTTGTGGTGGTACAAAATATGTATATGAAGGTTTATTTTTTCTGGCACCGATGAGTTGTCCTTGATACTGGGCACCATGAGGTTCAAAATGTTCTGCTTCCATTCTTAAAGGATTTAATAATAACATATTTGCATGAGTACTCGTGCCATCACCACTTCCTATAATAGAAATATCAATAGGTAAAGCAAGGTCATTTTCAGCACATTTCAAAAATTGTTCAGCGATTCCACGAGCATTCTTTTTTATCCAATCAGTCGGTTTGCATTCCCAAGCACTTTTCATTTCCCCAGTTTTTTCTGGTTCGCTTCCTCCTTCTTTTATTTTTTCTTTTTGCCCTATATATCTACACATCGTTTTATTCAAATCCCTATTCAAGTCACGATTTAAGAGACAATTACTTTTATTATCTTTTAATATATATAAAAACATAATATCAGAAACATCACTAATAGAACTCCATGGATAAAATATATCAGACCTTTTCTCTACCAGATTTTTATAAACTTCTGATGGTGGTATATTTCTAATATCATTATATTTAGAGACATCAAGAGGATAATTACTTTTCGTAACCTTTATGATTTTATAACTCTTATCGATCTTGGGAGGTTTTTTATCTTTATCTATCACGACTGGTTTAGGTGTTTGTGATGGTAGAGAGAACTTACCTTCTCCTCGTTTTACTGGTTTCTTTACAATCTTTAAATCCTTGGGTGTATCTTGTACATCTCCTCCCATATTTTTAATTGCCTTCGTATTACCAATTGCTTTTCTAACTGGTATTTTTTGTATATCTGTTTTAGAGGGTTTCTGTGTCTTTCCTAATTCTCTCCTCTTGGGTTTAGGTTTATCAACTACTGGTTTCTTTTTTACAACTGGTTTTACAACTGGTTTAGGTTTAACAACTACTGGTTTCTTTTTTACATCTGGTTTTCCTTTCTGAAACTTTTTTACTGCTTCTACCTTTGCGTCTCGTAATTCTTTTTTCTTTTTCTTGTCTCGTTCGTCCTTCGCTTCTTGTCGCTTCTGTTTTTGTAACGCAGTGAGTTCAACCTTCTTTGGTACATCTGCCATGGATATTTTTTTTGGTAAGGTTTTCATAGTTAAAAATAAAGATTGTTTTTTATGATTGACATTATAACCATTATCATTAATTAATTTAACTATTTGTGGTTGTGTAGCACCAGATGGAACTTTTATCGTATATAACTTGTTATGTGCTTTAATTAATTTACGAAGTTCAGCACTCGTAAGTTGTCCTTTCAATTTCCCAGTTTTGTACGGCATCTTTATTATATATTATAAAATAAATATCTATGTATATATTACAAATAGGATGCCAAAGAATAATACAATTATTGACAAATCCCATAGCAAGAAAGAACTTCTACATATTATTAATTATTTCAACATTCCTACTGGATTATCGCAAAAGAATAATAAATATGAAATCGCTACGAACCTATGGGATATTATATCAAAAACCGACTACATACACATACCCAAAGATAATCAGTTCCTAATTGAAAATATACAAGATTTAAGATTATTTTTAAAGAATCAGAATCCAAAGAAAAAATTAAGTGTTAAAGAAAAAGATAATATAAGTTTTAAGACAAAGAAATTAAATCACTATTGCATAAATAATTACTGTATTGAAACAAGTTTTTTTGAAGATCTTATTGATGTATATGATACAGCATCATTTGTATCTTCACATGGTGATTTACCCAGTGTAAGGAAAACATTAAAAGCATTAATGGATGATCCTAAAAAATTATATGATATTGAACCTAAAATATCACCAGAAATAATGAAGGAAATACATATTAAGAAAAAATTAAAGAAGAGATCAAGTATATATAAATGCGATGTTAAGCATGGACATTTTGTAATCAATTTTGATTGATGCGTATTTCTCCCAATATTTTTTTCTATGTTTAAGTATATATAAATGAGTTCATTACAAAACAATAAACAATTTCTTAAAGATCTTGAATTAGGATTAAAAAGCGAAGATAGTTCCATGCCATTCCTCACTCAAATATTCGGTGAATTATGGAATACTGGTACAGATTTAGGTGATAAGTTTAATAAATATGATTTTAGATCAAAGACCTTACCTATTAAAGTTGAATTAAAAACCAGAAGATGTGACTTTGGAGATTATCCAGATCTACAATTTGAACTGGGTAAAATAGAAGATGGTATTAAGTTCTGTAAAGATAATGAAGGTGGTAGATGTTTTTTCATTTGGAGATGCATAGGTAAGAATGGTTCTCATTGGGGTAAAGAAAGATTTTACTGGTGGGAACTTAAAGATGGTGAATGGTTTAAAGGAATGGGTGGAAGAAATGATCGTGGTAGAGATGAATGGAAAATGTTATGTAAAATAAAAAATGAATATATTAATCCTCTTTTTTCACATAGACCGACTTTATAGTTGCAATATCCGTTCCCATTTTATTTGATAATTTCTGTTCTATCTCCTTAACATCTTTTAATAAATGACTCGCTACAATTTTCCTTATGATAGTAGTACTGATATTCTTATTAATATATTTTTTACTCGTCTTTATTAACAATTGCGATATACCATTTCTACTGATAGGAAATAATATATCACCATTACCTAATTTATTTATTCTCATATACATTCTTATTATCTTCTCTAATGGTTTTGAAATATTTATAATCTTTTCCGCGTACTTCTTACTCGTCTTATAATCGTTTAAAATGAACTTGGCATTATTTTTTTCAACTACAAGATAGTTACTATCCTTCTTATCTGTATCACTTAAATTATTATACCCTTTCTTTCCAACTATGATTTTCATTTGTGATAGGTCGTTTCTCATAGGATTTTCAATTAGTATCGATAGTAGGACATAAACCATTAATAATTTCTTTTCTTTCTCTGGTATTGCGTCTTTCTTTTTTAATTTTGGAATATTTAAATCAACTCTGATTTTTTCTACAAATGATAATAACTCATCCATTGAAATAAATGAGTCCTTCTGTTTCTCGGAGATAACGCCGTTTTGTTGATTTTCAAGGTATTTAGAATTGAGTTGGTCTCTTATGGTATTATATTTTTCAATTAATTTTTTATCCTTATCTTGTGCCATGAGTAAAATAATAATTGAATTGTAATAATTTCTCTGGGTTGTAAAATGTCTTTCACTTAATTTTTCTTTAACTTTTTCAATATCTTTAAGAAACCCATAATCATCACTTTCAAATATATTTTTCAATTTGTTAAGGTTACCAACATACATTTTAATTGTGCTATCCTTAATATTGGGTCTGGATTTTTTAATTAATGCAATCAAGTTTTCTGTTTTCATTTATTATAACATTAGATTTTTTTTAATGAAAAATTAATCTAAAAAAAGGGAATATTTTTTTATATAGCAAATGGTCTCAAAATATTTTGAATTTTTTTTAGTTTATGACGATGTTTTTTTATTTATAGGGGTACATAAGGAAAAAGGATTTTAGTAGCAATTTTTTTATCTATTATATGTTAAATGAATACCTACATCCAAGGGGATATACATGAAATAATCAAAACATTTGATAATAATTCAATTGATTTTATATATACTGATCCACCATTTGGAACAACCAAAGCATCGTGGGATAAAGGATTGAATTGGAAAGAATTATTTATAGAAATGTGGAGGGTTTTAAAACCAAATGGTATAATATGTTTATATGCATCCATGCCATTCACATATGAACTTTTAAAATATCAAACACCTAAATATCATTATTCATGGTGTAAGAATAATAAAACTGGTTTCTTTCAAGCAAAATATCAACCATTAAGACAAATGGAAGAGATATTTATTTATTATAAAAAAAGAGGTACATACAATCCACAGATGGTAGGTGATACATATAAACCAAAAAGAAATGTTATGGTAGGTGGAAGGAATGGATATTATGGAGATAAATTAAAAGATAAAAAAAATGAATATGTTTCATCTGATGGAGAAGGTCATACTGGATTATATCCAACAACATTTAAAAATTGGAAAATAAGAAAAGATAATACTGGTATAACTCGTGACGATGAACAAATTGATTATTTCATAAAAACATATAGTAATAAAGGTGATACAATTTTAGATATGACTTGTCATAATAAATATGTAGGAGAAAGATGTAACATTTTAGAAAGAAAATATATTGGTGTTGATATTAATTTACTGGAATAGTACTTCAATTTGACCAGTCGTCTTATCCATGGTGAGGGTTCGGAGAACTTCTAAATATACTAATTGAGTATAGGTTCCATCTGCGAGTCCTTCACCACTACCATTAACACCTCTGGCGTTCATATGAATATCAATACCCTTGGTTCCAATTCTTTCACCACGATTCAAACGGAAACCTTGCCAGAATTGAGATCCACGGAGTCCATCTTGGTTTCTCCCTTCGTAATTTTGTCCCTCACTTGTTCCTTTGAGTAATGCTTCACCAGAGGCACTATATACTTCACGAGGAGTGTGATAATGTCTCTTGTCAGCATCGTATAAATTAAAGAAATGTCTGGCATTATTCTTAACATTGAGAGGATAAAGGAATCTTTCATTAAAGAATAAATTACTTTCAAGAACCCCACTCTGTTTTGCGGTCGGTGTCATCGCCAGTGCTTGGTATTTATTTAGGATTGCTTGTTCTTTATTTCCAGTTGGAGCGTAACACGCAAAACATTTTGTAACAATACGAGAAGCACCACCAATATTTCTCGTATTAGTCTGTGCCGTGTCTTTGGTTAAATCTGCTTTATTTGCGGTAATCGTTTGACGAGATAATGTATAATCAAAATATCCCATCTGTGCTGGTTCAGCGTCCTTCATCTGTTGCATTGACATCTGGGGATAGAAAATGTGATCACTAATTAATTCAACCGAGTTCTGGTCTATAAGGAACTCATTATCATTATCACCATCATCTTTTTTGACAAGTGATACTCTGTCTCTTATGGTTGGTGTGAAATATAATTCAATCTGTACTCTATCATTCTCAAACATAAATAGAGGTAATCTATTCTGGGATGATTTGAGGAATGGGAAAAGATCATGTAACACAATAGAGAACGATGGGGTCAAGTCGGTTCTTCCATTTTGCGTGGTGATGTATTGGAAATTGTGGTGACCTAAACCAGTAACACTTGCTTTACCTTGTGAATCGGCGTTACTTTGAAGGACACCATCATCCATATATTCACGACCATTAGATAATCCATATAAATCTGCTTCTGTATTTTCTCCACTGGTATAATATAATTCATAATCCATATCTCTTCCAGATAAATATTGTTCTCTTTGTGTCTGTGTATCATTATCCTTCATCATGGATTTCAAACTGGAAAAATGCCCAAACTCCTCTATATCACAAATTACTCTTCCAGAACTCGTACGGAGGACTGCTCTTTCTATAAGAGAATGAATACCAATATTGGGAGGAACATATACACGAGAAACACCAACATTAGGTTTAATCGCAAAGGATATAGAAGATGATGAAGATAGATGACCTTTTGGTTCTAATTCAAATCTGCAAAATCTATTATCTGAACTGAAAACAACTGGGCGTAACACATCAGATTCTATTTCTTGTCCAGCAACATAATTCATAGGTTTTAATCTCATAATTTCTGGGCGTGTATCTCTTTCGTCACTCATTTTATATATGAGGTATATTTAAAAAATATAACTTAAAAAAAGTCAAAAAAGTATTATAAACCTTTTTGGCAATAACAATATAATATATAATGCCAAAAAGGTTTAAAATTAAAAAAAGATAAAATATTTGTTTTTGCCAAATTAGTTTATTGCTGAACTTGTATTCCATTCTGGTTGAAAAAGACACTCTGTTCGCTATTTACAAATATAAATACAGAATGTGGGCGGTCAGTAGTTAGGTCACTTTGAATATTCATACCCCAATTTTCATCACGGAAATCAGTTCCTTCTCCACCTAACGCGTCATAATTTATTCCTAATCCCCATATTTGTCCTCCATTAGGAGTAGTGGTATATTGCACATTGTTTTTATTTCTATCTGCGAGTTGTACTTGATCCGTAGTAAAATCACGATTAGTATTTTCAACAGATAAACAATTCTTCATGTTAGTTCCAAATGTTTTTACAGATG